TCCGCTGAACAGGCGCTCAAATATGCAAGCGCGGCGATTCGGAATTACACAAAGCAGTATATAGAAAAAGTAGATTCCGAATCCATTGCTTTGGATGTGGTCATCTGTGGGACAAAAATATATCTCCCAGAATTGCCGGTTGTCTCTGTGGTGTCTGTTTCGGAGGATGGTATTTTATTGGTGGATGGCGATGATTACAAGCTGGGGAGCTATGGGATTCTTCATCAACTGAATCGGCCTTGGAAAATGGGCATCCAGATTCTTGAGATTATTTACACTCATGGTTTTGACCCGATTCCAGATGACGTTGCTGGGGTGTGTGTGCGGGCGGCTTCCAGGGCTTTTCAGGCGGGCTTGTCGGCATCTGAGCAGGCCGGAGTCCCTGGAGTGGCTTCAAAATCGTTAGGTGATTTTTCGGTTTCTTATCAGACATCCTCCGGATCTGGCAATGATGGCATTATGGGCGCTTCAGCGGCGCGCTTTTTGCTGATGTCTGAAAAAGATATTTTGGATCATTATAAGATCGAGAGTCCATGATGAGTTATGTATTCGAGTCTATGCTCAATTTTGATTTTTACGCCGTCCGCAAGAGACAAACCCCAGATGGTGTGGGCGGATGGGATATATCCTATTATGAGCTAGATTCTATTTTGGGGCGCTTGCGTCCAGCAACCACTAGAGAGCGAGAGTCTGCACAGCAAGAGCAGCGGGTGATTACGCATGTATTTTACTGCCTTGGTGATGTCGATATTGGGCGCGGGGATGTGATCTCAAAAGGTGTGATTTCGATTGATGGTCATAAACTTAGCTCTCCAGAAATCATGGTTAAAGTAGAGGGGAATCGTAATCCATCTACGGCTGATGAGCATTTTGAGATTGATTGTTTTCAGATTCAAAATGATTTGATTGATATCGCTTATTTCCGCTTGCTTGAAAGCGGGGATATCCGCTCATTAGAGAGCGGCGGTTTTCGTTTATTGGAGTAAAAAACATGGCAAATGATAAGATTTCAGAATTGTTTGATGCTGATCTTCCGCTGAATGGTGATGAGGTTATCGAAATTCTCCAAGATGGAATCAATAAAAAGGTTTCAATTCATCAGCTTTCGCAAAATTTGACTACCGTTTTATTTAATACCAGCCCGACTCCAGGCGCTCACGAAACCGGCAAAATTTATTGGGATGCTGACGCGGGTACAATTTCGGTGATGGCAGATGTTGCGGATGTGATTTTTCAGCTTGCCCAAGAGTTTGTGACGAAGGTCAAAAACAATAATGGAATTGTGATTCCGAATATGTCTCCGGTTTATATGTTGGGTGCAATTGGGAATCGTCCCGCGGTTGAGTTGGCCCAAGCTGACACGCTTGAAAAAGCCGATGTGATTGGGATATCTACCGCGCAGATTGGCGGGAATCAAGATGGTGTTGTTACCCTGTTGGGTTTGGTGAGAGATGGGGATACGAGCGCATGGAGTTCTGGAGATTATTTGTATCTTTCGCAAACGATTCCCGGCACAATGCAGAATACCGCTCCGGTATCTGGGATTTCTGTCAAGCTGGCGCGTGTGGTGATATCTCATCCTACCAATGGAATCATAATTGCGAGGCAGCCAGAAATAGAGGTTTTACCATAAAGGATCTATATGAAAAACGGCGCTGATATTTTAGTTTTGATAGACCTGGGAACCGAAACGACTCCGAATTATCAGCTTATAGGATGTCAGAGGGATTCGAATATCGAGGAGGTTTCTGAGGCGGTTGATTTCTCTTGCAAGGACTCCCGCGCGCAGCGCGTGGATTATGGGCGCTATAGTTCAACCATCTCCCTGGATGCGCTCTATATCGCGAGTGCTGCTGACTGGCAAAAGCTAAAAAGCGCGAATCGAAATGGCAATTTTGTTATTCTGGCCTCTATGGTTGAGGGCGTTATTGTGCAACGGGCACGCTCTAAAATAGACTCGATTCCGCAAAATTTCCCCGACCAGGGCGAAGCGACTATTTCGGCATCTTTCCAGGTTGACGGTGAGATTGTCTCATCCTGGGTGATTGGTGAGGGCGTGATAGGTTCTGTATTTATTGCATGAAATACGAACTGGTATGGAATGAGGATGAATTCAAGCGCGGTTTGATTGATTTTTTGATTCCGAATGCTGAAATTGCCGGTGATTTTATCGAGAGAGACGCGCGTAAGCGCTTGCTATCCATCAAGGATCCTGAGTGGGGGCGTGCTTATCGGCGCGAGGTTGTTTCCAGGTTGTTAGATAATGGAGTCGAAGAGTCGAAGGATGAGGTTACTATTTTTGTGGGTGTTAGAAAGTCTAAGAGCGGAAAGCACCATGGGTTTTATATCGAAATTGGATCTTCTACCGCGCCCGCTCACCCTTTTTTGCGTCCCGCGGTGTTTGGCAATGCACAAAAGATTCTTGATTTGATAGCAGGTAAATAATATGAGCATCTTGACAGAATCATTTTATGAAAAACTTGTGAATGATGTTATATTAACAGATATGATTTCACTTTACGAGGAAACCCCCGCGGTTTTTACTACTGATCCCGCTCCGGGCGCGGCGGAGTTGCCCTATATTGTCACGGCTGGCGAAATCACGCAAAACCCCAAGGACTCTAAAAACTGTTTAGGGCGTGATATCTTTAGAGATATTCGACTTTATACGGCGAAAACGGGTAGCTCTATTTTGATTGAGGCAATGGCGGAGCGTGCGCGGGCGCTGTTTCATCGGCAGCCCTTGAGCATTGACGGTTATGAATGGGTGCTTTCAAATTGTTTTGGGCCGGTTGTGGCAGATGAAGAGGATGTTTACGGGCGCGTTCTCACAGTTAATGTATTTGTGGATAAGCTTTTTGAGGGTTCTTAGCCTCAAAAAGTAAAACAATAAAGTGATGGAGGTTCTATCATGGGTATGAATGGCAGTGATTTTTTATTATTGGTCAACACGGGGACTCCGAGTGTGCCAAGCTATGAGGCGGTTGGTTGCCAGCGCGACTCAACTGTGGAGGAAACCAGCGACACAATTGATTTTTCTTGCAAAGACTCCCGCGCGCAGCGTGTGGATTATGGGCGCTATAGCTCAACCATCTCCCTGGACTCGCTCTATGTGCCGGATAATGCCTCGTATGCGGCTCTAAAACAGGCGAATCGGGATGGTGAATTGATTCTTGTGGCGCGTGAAGAAAATGACGTTGTAACTGAAACCGCGCTGGCAAAAATAGATTCAATTTCCGAATCCTTTCCGGATCAGGGAGAAGCGGCGGCTTCGATATCCTTGACAGTTGACGGAAACTGGGAGGCGGTAGGATCTTAATGAGAACCGGCGAACGTTCAATCGAAAAACCCAATGGTGATGAAATTGCGGTGCTTTATACGAGTCGTTCAATTGCGAATGCGGAAAAGCTCATGGGGAGAGGCATTCTTGAGGTTTTGAATGCTTTCTCTGAGGGTAAATCTGGTTTTTCGGATGTGGCGATTCTGCTCCAGTCTGGCATGGAAGGCGCGCGGCGCGTGCTAGGTACGGGCGGGCGGCGTGTCACTCAAGAGATAGCCCATGATCTAATTGATGAGATTGGTTTTCTTCAAGTTGCGACTCCGGTTTTTGAGGCATTGGCGGAGGCGATTTCATATAATAGCGCTGAATCCGATGAAGACTCGGAAAAAAACTAGATTCGGGGCCTTTTGATCTTGATAAGCTGCTAACAGAAGCGCTCCGGTGTGAAATCAGGATATTTGAATTCTGGGACTTGACTCCAGTTGAGGTGATGCGCGAAATAGAGGCGTATATTTGGAGAGATAGCCGCAATCAAAAACTCTTGGTGAGTCTGGCTCATAATATCGCGATGCTATCCAGGCAGAAGCGAATCCCTACTCTCAAGGCGCTTTTCTCGGGTAGCTCTAAGGCTGCTAAACCATTGCAGGGCAGAGAGAAAAAACGGCGCAGGAAAGAATTTAAGGACATGACGAAAAACCTTAATTTGTCAGTGCTAAACAAGAGAAGAAAATAATCTATGTCAATTTCTGCGGAGCTTGGTGAGGCGCTTATTCCTGTTAGGTTGGTTATGGATCAGCTTAACAAGGATTTGAAGGAAACACGGGGGAAAGTTGACGGCGCGCTTAAGGGCATGGTTCAAAGAACGAAAAAAGCCGGTAAAGCGTTGACGGCTGGTTTTGCGGGTGGAATCGCTATTGCGGGCGCGGCTATCATCGGTATTGCAAATCAGGCGATTCCAGCGGCATCAAACTTAAATGAGGCGCTGAATGCGACTCGGGTTGTGTTTGGTGATGCGGCGGATGAGATTCACGCGTTCGGAGAAACCGCGGCGGATGTGGCTGGTTTATCGGCGGCTGAATTTAATCAGATGGGCGCTCAAACGGGGGCGATGTTGAAAAACTACGGACTCGGAGCGGATGAGGCAGCTAGCGCAACGATAGACCTGGCCAAGCGTGCCGCGGATATGGCATCAATATTTGATACTGATGTGGGTGATGCCATGGGCGCGATTAATGCCGCGATGAGAGGGGAGGCGGACCCAATTGAGCGGTACGGCGTGGCGATGAGTGCCGCGGCGGTAGATGCAAAAGCGCTTGAGATGGGGTTGGCGGATGCTACCGGGGAGCTTTCGAATCAGGCCAAAACGCAAGCCCGACTCGCTCTGCTGTTTGAACAGACAGATGCGATTGCAGGCGATTTTGTTAATACCTCGGGTGATCTGGCTAATGCGACTCGGGTTCAATCTGCGCGCTGGGAAAACTTCATGGCTCGAATCGGTAGTTTTGCGCTTCCGATATTGTCCACCTTCCAGGCGTTATTTTTAGATATTGGGGAGCGCGTGTTCCCCATTATTATCAATGCTCTCTCACCCATTGCCGAAATATTCCAGGCGGTTGGTGAGGCGGTGGCTAGCTTCATTGGTGTTTTAGTGGAGGGCGTTGAACCGATAGATGCCGTCAAGCAATTAATCTATGATATCGGAGTCGCTTTGGGTTTGGGCGCGGTTGAGGCCGCGCTTTTAGGGATTGAGTTTCAAAATATTGTCGCACGCGCCCAAGAGATGTGGGCGGTTTTGATGGAATTTCTCACCCCAATCTGGGAGGCCATAGCTGGATTTGTAAGTTTTCAGGATGTTTTGATTGCCTTGGGCGGTCTGGTTTTGAGCTTTGTTATCCCAACTGTGGCGAGTCTGGTAATGTCGATGTTGCCCATAATTGCAACTATCGCGGCGGTTGTGGGCGCGGTGGCTATTTTGAGGAATGCTTGGGAAAGTGATTTTGGAGGCATTCGCACCAATTTAACCGCGTGGTGGGAGGAAACCGGAAA